CAGGAGTTCCTTCAGAATATGACTTAGGTTGAACTATGTTATATCCGCGAGTTAGTCCACTAATAGTATTAGTAATTCTATCTATTTTAGTATACTTGATTTGCTCAGTGCCGATTAATACTACGCCACGTACAGGCAGAGTAGTTACATCGTCGACCTTGAATGAAGTTGATGTTTCTGTCATTGCTGATCTCGGAGCACTATCATTGATATCGATAGCGGTCAACTTAGTAACTAGTACTGTACTTACTTGGGAGTTACTGATGGTTAGACCGTAGTGATTGAACCAACTACTATAACTAGTCTCTGTCCACTTAGCGTCGGTTGGTAAATACTGACCAGTTTGAGCGTCACTGTATACTAGTTGTGGACTGATGAACTTGTTAGTACTGTATTCTGCCGGTAAATCAAAGTCAGTGAAACTGCCTTCGTAGTAGTCGATACCGTCGTACTTGAATGAGAAGTCTTTGATATAAACGTGGAAGGGTTTTACTTCGTTGATATAACCGTTGACTAGTTCACGGGTATCGTGCTGATACTTCTTGTAAGCATATAACTGACGAATAGTGTGCTTGATGTCAACTAAACTTGTCTTATTCAACCAAGGCATATAGTTTTGTTGTTGTAGCGCTTCACTTTGAATGAGGCTGAACATCATCATCAAACTTTGGTTGTTTTCAACTAATAGTTCGTTTACATATAGTTGCTCGGTGATCCAGCGAACCACATAGTAAATTTCCATTGAAGGAATTGGACTTGTAGTTGTGTACAGTGCGCTGTTGATTTGAATAGTGCCATTCTGTACGCCGATGCGTGACCAACCAGTAGTCTCGTTATAGACATAGTATTCGTTTACGCCATTGCCGTTCTTAGCAACACGAGCCACTAAGCCATTAGATAGTGTGATGTTGCCAGAACTACCGACTGTGATTTGACCCGCGCCGATTGTTAGTAAGTCAGTGTATGTATTGACTTCTAATGTGACTTTTGTGCTAGCGTTGTAGCCAGTTGCCCACCAATCGCTATAGCTCCAGTATCTTGTAGTGTCATACAAACGAGTAGTCATCGTACCAGTAGCGTCAGACAGAGTTACATTTGAGCCGCCTAGGGTAGCACTAACGGTGATGTATTGGACACCACTGTCAATTCCTGTGCTAGTAATATAGTAAGTCTTGTTTACTTCTAAGTCGCCGTAGCCAACACCGGTAAATACAATAGGGCATCCTACGTATATATCAGTTACTGTTTTGCTGTCGTAACTGATATTGATACGACTTGTGCTGTCAGTAGTTACTTCAGCATCAAAGTAATATTGCTGATTGAGTAAGTAGATACCACAGTTTTCAGCAATCGTGTACTTAGTCATAATGCTGTTAGCGTACTGTACAAAGTTCTTCAGTGCTAGTGCTCTATCGGCAAACATACTTTGACGTGGACGGAATGATGTGCCGTACTTGACCAGTTCTGGTAATGCTGGGTCAGGTACAACAAGACCTTGAAGGTCTTTGCCCATGAAACTTGTAATATACTTCAAGTACATAGCACTTGGTGTACCGTCAATGGTTGATGGGACGCCATTCAAGAATGACTCCTCGTTGCCGTCTTGTAGGAGTGTCCAGTCTTGGTGACCAACGTCATTGTTTATACCCGTGCTATAGCCTAGATGTAGGGCGCTTGTGCTGCCTTTGATACTGTCTTGACTATTATATAGAGCAACAGTGTTTGTAGTTAGTGCCGCTAAGAAAGGAACACCGCTGTTGATTGGGTTCAATATATATTGAACTAGTGTCATTGGACTTAGCTTCTTGCCTTGAGGAACTAAGGTATAGTTCTTGACCCAAAAGAAGTACTTAGATACTAACGAGTTACTTGATTTGTCAATAACTGTCGCTGTTGTGTAGTTGTCGTAGTTAGTTGGGAAACCACTACCACTGTATGTTAGCGGCGATACGTCACTGCTAATCCATGTGTAGATGTCAACTAAACTGCCGGGGAATGCTCGACCGAAGTGAGCACTGTTGTAAACTATATCAGGCTGATTGTAGTTCATCATTCGTAGGTTAGTTGTATCTAACCATACTGTACCGACATGATTTTTGCCCCATACGATACCGCCAGTGTATGTTGCTGGGTCAGTAGCACTAATGAAATCGATATTTGTTTCAACTGCTGATAGCATCTTGCCCTGTGCTGGGTCGATGTAATCTAAGTGTTCGAGTGTAGCGTTAGTGTCTGTATTATAGATTGATATTGAACGTAGGCGACTGACATCAACTTGAGCAAGAGGTTGTTTATCGATGTGCCATGTACTTGTATACTTTGTTGTGTTGATGAAACTTGTAACACGGCCGTTGCCTGACTTGTACCAACTTGGACTACCTACAATGATAGCACCGTCGTTGAAATACAAGGATGTGCCGAACTTAGGTGCGGCAGATTGTAGTGTTTGACGCTCTGTATCAGTTGTGGGTACATTACAATACTGACCGAAGGCGTACATGCCTGGCTTGTCGATTGTCTCGTAAGCGGATGTCAAATAGTCGTATTGGTATACGCCGCCAGTGAACGCAAATGTATCTACAAATGTTGTAGCGCCGTTGTCGAATATAGTGTCGTTATTAGTCAAGTCATCAGTGAAATCAAATGTAGTTTCAATGATTGTATTGACAGATGGGGCACTGATAGCAATACTGTCGCGTGTAGAAGTAATACCTTGATTAGCAACTACTGTCCAACCAAATTGACTATTGTTATCTAAGTTTAAATCATAGATAACTTGAGTTTGTTTATATGAAGAGATACCTAGTGCTGTTAAGTCTGCTAGAGTAGCGCCGACAATATCGATGAAGTCGTTAGGTACGCCTGGTACATCTTCTTTATTTTGTATAACGATACTTGTGCCGCTCACGGTAGCAACTACATTTGTTGGTTCTTGTGAGTTGATCTGATATACTATTCTATTAATAGGTGTATCAGTACCAGTCATTTCTGGATTGTTTGTTCCAGATGGCAATGATGGGTTCGCTAGTTTAGAAGAACTATTAATATTTACTTTATAACCATCAATATAGATAGTAGATGTAACTGGGTATGATGTTGGAGTAGCAGTAACTACACCGTAGCGTTGACCAGCATTAGTGTAGCGATACACTGCGCCCTCAACGTTCTTAACTTCGTTGACTGTTTTTAGTTCGTACGGAGCACCGATGAATACTTCAGCACCGTATTTGTTTGTTGAAACAGAGTGACCGAACCAACCACCTAAATGCGGATTACTACTGACAATACGCTGTTGTAGTGTGAGGGTACCGTAGTCAATGTATACTACTGAGCCGTCTGCGGGTGCTGTATCAAATACAACTTTGCCAGAAACTATACTGTAGCCTGATGTTTTATGTTCGTTGTTGATGTATACATCTACTACGCTACCGGTAATTGTGCCGGTTGTCGGGAATGATGTATCTGTTCCGTTTGCTAGCGATGATACTGAACCTCTGCTATAAACATAAACAGCGCCTGCTTCTTGTAGATTTACACCGCCACTCTCTTCCGGAGCACCCACGATCAATTTACTACCGTCGTATGTAGTTGACATTGACTTACCAAAGCCGCCGACTGCGTTAGTAAAAGTAAAATCACTAACTTTAGTATAGATTTCAACGTTTGTCACTGAATCGACAACTAACAGATAACTGTAGATAGTCTGAGTACTAGTAGCAATATACATCCAACGACGATTGCCACTTACTGCTAGCGCAGTAATACTTGATTGCGTTGCGATTTTCGTAGGTGCTGTCGACCATTCACCATTATCAACTTTTACTTGATACACATCTGTGCCATCAGTACCGTAAATATAACTTGTAGTGCCTACATCAACCGCGGTCAACTTGCCGCCAATGACAATGTTTTTGTCAATGCCGCTCTGATACAATTTACCGCTGCTGTCTGTTGATAGTGTACCTAGTCTAGCAGTGTAGGCAACAGAAGTGCCTAGACCTGATTTACCAGTGTCGCTATCGATTGTGTTGCCACTTGAGTCTGTGTATGTACCAAAATCACTCGCTGTCTTTTTATAAACCGGACCAACTTTATATACTGCCCAGTTCCCGTTACTATCACCGTCTGCCCATACACGACGAGTTGAGAACTCGCTATATTTTACATGCTCTGATATTTCTGACAGAGAGCTTGGTTGACTGACACGAACGCTGTTTAATTTGAATGCTACACCAGTACCGGTAATCTTTAAATCAGATTTACTTAGAGTTTTCTTAATCACTAGTGAAGTTAAACTAGTTACTGAACTAACTGTGTAATAACCGTTAACTTTGCGGTCGAATCCGACAACAACAAACGGGTCATACTTAGATAGCCCGTGTTGACCGGCAAATGTTAGTGTGACTGTACCGTTTAAGTTATTCTTAGCAGTTGTTACTGATGTATTGACGCTGACTGGTGTAAATATATCCCAGCCTTGCTTTATTGTTTCTGTATCGTCGTTTGTGTAATAGTGAGCTACCCATACAACATCGCCACGATATAACATATCGTAGTTGTCACTGTTAGTGTTCAAATCAGTTAGATTATATGCTTGGAATGTTGTGTCGTCAATATTTACATAGCCGGCAGTTGGTAAACCACGCTCTTCAACATAAGTCAAGTCGTATGTTGGTAGGAACTTATCACTACTTGGGCTACGACTATAGTTGATTAGATCACTCTTTGAGCCAACTGAAACTTTCTGTTGAACACCGGCCTGGAATGTAGAGCCAGATGTCGTAGCGTTAGTACCGTCACCGAATCCGATGATTGCCGGATTACCTGTTAGTTGATCCTCGTGTAGTTGTACTTCAACGTAGTTGCTATTTAGAACACTACCAAAGTCAGCGGTTTTCAATGCCCAGTTTTCGTACACATCATAGTCAAGTTCGCCCTGTAGTGGCTCAGCACCTTTGAACGCATCTGCGCTTAAATTAGTACCCTTAGACTTAATCATGTTTTTATAAACATTGATTTGTGTAACATCTGTTAGAGCCGCGTCTGCTAGATAGTTACGCTTTCTGAAACCGATTAGACCAAATGCTAGCAAGTCTTTGTCTTGATCGAGATTTGCTTGCTGAATATCGTACACTTGCGTTGCTTCATAAGCAACTGTGCTTGGGTTAGGCAGTAAGCCCTGCTTGATGCTGTCATATGATACTTGCTGCCATAGTGTATAGTCAAATGTATCACTTGCTTCGATTAAGGTTGTTGCTGACCAATATAAGTTCTTATAGATAACAATTTGACCCTTAGGATATTTTAGAGTTGATGTCCACTCGTCGATATCTGCTTGATTGAGAATGAAACCGTATGCGTTAACATAGCCGCTCCAGTTAGCAGTCTTTTTACCCTTCATAATCAAACGGCCCATACGCAAACCACTTGTTGTGCTATAAATTGTATCACCGAAGATTGTCTTATTGTCAAATACCGCTGCGTGTTCGATTGTGCTCAAGTTCAAGTGAGTAAGAGCAATAGTGTCACCTTCGCTTAGGGTTTTTAGTTTAAAACTCTCGTTATCACGAATGACAGCCATGTTGTGATTTTCGAGCGGGATCAAGTTTTGGTTGAGTACAAAGTTTTGTTGACGAAGTGTCAGTGGTTGTACAATCATTCCCTGACGATACGCTGTAAATGATGTAGCGTTAGGGTTCAAGTTGATTGTGCTACCAATTTCCCAACTCTGTTGTGCCCATGACAAGAACTCTTGTCCCATAGTATCCCAGTCACTATGAGCTTCATTCTTTAGATTTTCAAATGTAACACCGCGTAGTTTTAAGAAACGACCGTAGTTACGCAGGAACTCAGCAACACCGGTCATTGAATAGAACTCAGTACCGTATGCTATTGTTACTGAACTGTTAGGGTCATACTTAGTGCTTAAATCAACTGTTGTTGTACCGACTGTAACTTTTTCGTATGGGCCAGCAACGGGTGATACTACTTTGAAATATGGCGCAGTGATTGAGTTACCCCATACAGTGTAGCCGTTGTTAGTTTTTTGAATGATAACGCTACTGTAAACAATCTTATCTGATGGGATGTTGTCGTACAACAATATTGAATAACTTTCATCGGGGATAAGCAAACTATTTGTTGTGCTACTTGGAGCGCTGTTCTCGGTTAAGAACTGTAAGTATTCTTTGTCACTGAAACCAGCAATCTTGTGAACTAAACGAACATCCATGTTCTTTAGTGTCGTCGATACTGCTGATTGACCATCGGTACCGTGTTGTTTTACATAGTCAACTACCCAGTTGATGTAACTGTGTTTAGCGATACCACTACCGTAAACATCAATTTCACTAGGCACTAAGTGATAGCGGCTGTTGAACAAGTATTGCTCGTGTTCTTCATCATACTTGTATAAATCACGGTCAACGTTTAGGTTGTAGAAGTTGACAGGTTTGAATGCCGCTAGCATCTTCATCAAGTCAAACGGCCAGCTACTGCTACGACGATATGCTGTCTCAGTTGGTCCCATGTCGCCGGCTACCCAGTTGCGCTCGAATGTGTTTTCATTGAAAGCGCCGATTGTCTTGACCATTGGGTCTACTAGGCGGCCAATCTCATCAACTGGTAGTACGTCAAGTAGACCAGGACGAACTCTTGTTGCTACGATATATGGGCTACCATTGTTCCATACACGGCCGTCTGCGATGTCTTGCCACATTAGTGTGTTGCCGCTTGTATAAGGAGCCGCGCCGTAGTGTGCGTCCCACCATTGTGGTTTGAATGTTAGACCCAGCATCTCCCATGGAGCGTCTGCGGGGTTGCTTGTGTCGTAGAACCAGTTGTAGATACCACGCCAGTTGCCGCTCTTCATTAACTCACCGTTGAGACGATTAGTTGACTTGTTGTAGTTGTAAGTGAACTTGTTGCCCTGTGTGAACACTTGACGACGATACTCAGTCAATCTGTTTTTGCCAACCCAGTTCAAGAAGTTTGTTGTGTACGCTGGTAGTAAATCAGCCCAACTGTAGTCACCGTAGCGCCACTGACCAGGGAACACATCTGTGTAATCAACCGGAATCTTGCCGCTTGTCTTCAAATTGTTGTAGATGCGAACTTCAAATTCAAACAAGACAGCATCACGGAAGTCAGTAAATGAATGACCATCCCAATTCCCATACAATCTTGTGTAACTGCCGTCGTGACCTACGATAAAGGTAGTAGGCTGTGCGTATGTGTTATCTGTTACAACATGAGGCACTGTTGCTGGGTATAGACCGAGTTTGGTCGGTGTATTAGGAACATAAGAGCCGTATGTCTGATTATATTCTTTGATTGTTACTGTTGTACCGGCCTCTATTGAACGACTGACATATAAACTAGGCTCAGTAGCACTTACTGTATAGTCAGCTCCTCTAACTAGTTGAGTTGTAACTTCTCTAGAGTTTATTGTTTGTGTTATATAAACAGCGACACCGTAGTAGTTAGCACTTGTGTAATCATAAGTGCGTGTTAGTTGAAAACTACTTGTGTCAAGTGTTGCTTGGAATGTATATGTATTGACTTTGTATGGACTACCGGCAACCAACATGTCACTCCAGTAAAATGACTCGTCTTGACTCTTAGTGCTTGAAATTTGATAGATGATGTCGTCAAGTATGTCATATGTTTTTTGATATACTGAGTAATCACCATTGACTGCCAAGTCGATAATACTTGCTTTATAATCGTAGTATTCATCACTGCTGTATTGTAGAGAGTTCTCTAAGTTGTATTCTGCTTTGCGTAGGAACAAGCCTGGTAACAATAAACTACCGCTGTTCTGAACAATAGTAGCACCGTATTTTGTAACATCACCTAAGTTATTCAAGTTATTGCTACCAAATACATCGCCGGTTGCGCCTTGGGTGTTACTGAAAATACTGCTGTAGTAGTTCTTCAAGTCACCGGCAGCTACTGTTGTGATTTGATCATTGAATGGGTTACTCTGTAAGTTTGAAGGGATTTGATAGAATCCTGTTTTGCTTACTTGTTTACTCAATAAAGATACTGATATCTGATCGCCGACTGCGGGTTTAGTAGCAAAACTAATTGCTGTTGTTTTATTTTCTAAATCAACTGTTACTGTGTAATCAGTATTGATAATAAACGAACCGTTCTTATAAACTTGAACCGGTGCCCACGCAGTATCTGTTTCGCTCATAACAATGATGTCACATGTTACATCGGAATTGCGGAACGAGTAGACATCATCGATTGCTGTTAGCGCACTGTTTAGTGTAATCGTATTAGTAGTGTAATCAATTTTTTCAACTTGAACAACATTGGTTATAGATGCTGACGACATAATTTGATGTACTTTTATGCTATCAGTGCTACTTACTATAATTTTATTTGAACCAATTGATGCTCCAGCAACAAAATCAGTTTCTATTACTTTGCGACTTATTTTGTATACGCCTTGAATGTCTGCTTCAATAGCATTGTTAAGCGTAACTTGATAGCCTCTTGTTACATCTACTAGACCTCTAGCGGTTCTTTGTTTTTCAGTAATGTTGTTAACAGCTAGAATAACAGTATCAGCAGGAATACCGTAACCTGAGATTGACTGACCGCGTTCGACTGTTACAGTTGAATCACTGATTGTTATCTCCTTAACAGCGCCTATGATTGTAGTATCTAATCTGTATGCTGGCTTATTACCGTATGTTTTTGAATTACCGCCGTTGAAGGTATAAGTATCGTAGCCGATATTCTTTGGAATTTTCTTTGCGGCGTCTTCTAATGTATCTGGTATTAAGTCGTTGACAAGTGGGTTACTTAGGGTAACTACTTCACCGGTAATCTTAGTGACTTTAGTGCCACTAACAACGCCATAACCAGAGACTACATCTCCAACGCTGATTCCCGTAGTATTGTTTAATTGAAGAAAGTATGACCCTACTTTGCCTGCGCCTAAATCTACTGCTTTAGCTACCTCGTTAAATTTTGCTTTGCCGCTTACTTTAGAGCTAGTCTGTACTTCACTAAATGCGTACTCACCAGTAGCGTCGGAGAGTAATGCTTTGCTTAAAGTAACTACATTACCGGATATTTTAGTAACTTTTGTACCTTCTAGTAAACCACTACCAGTAACTTCATTTCCTACTTTTATACCGTTGACTGATGCTAAGTGTAGTGAGTATGAACCTGATACTCCAGCAAGTGTTGTTGTTGCCTGTGATAGTTGATCTTGTTCTGTTATATCTTTGATGAATACTTGATATTGTACAGAAGGCGCCGCTGCTTTGACCCAGCCTAGTTTCTTGACTGTAGTACCGATTGTTGGCGTCGAGTGAACAAAACCGTCACTGACTTTTTTAGTGATTGTGCTACCAGTTGAACTTGTGTAAGTGAATGTATCGCTGTTCAAGTTGACAGAGAATAAGAAATCGCCGGTGTTTGCTGGGCTACTGTATACGACAGGAAAACCGAGTACGCTGTCATTTGTGCCAGTACCGATTTCATAACCGAACAATCTACTACCAGCAAAAGTTGTATTCATATAGAAACTAGAATCACTGAAACTACTGCCGTTAGTATCGTATACGTCAAAGTATGGTGGTTGATTGATAGAGTCTTTTGCTTGTGATTGTGTCCAACTGATTTCACCAGCCGGTCTAATTACGCCATCACTGTTTGAAGTAAATCTCCAACTTGTGCCTTGGTAGTCGCCAGGCCCGGCAGCGATGTGAATTTGACTGCCTTCATCGACCGATACTTCTGGTACAGCAGTAAGAGCAATAACATTTTTGCCGTTAACGCCAGCAGGCACTGATGTTACATTGTATACTGTCTTTCTTACATTGATATCATTGTCGTTAGCAAATACAACTGTTGTGTTGTTTTGTAACCCAACTTCCGAAATACCAACTATTGATACTGAACATGCTTGATCGGCAGAAATAGTAATATTAGTGCCGGTCTTATCTTGTTTAGTCATCAAACTAATAGTTTTTAATGATACGTCTACTGAATTAATATAGTATACGGTAGATGAATCGGCACTACTGTATGTTTTAACTTGAGGTGTTGTTGTCGGCAAAATTCCAGTTAAACGAACTGCCATTGTTTCGTATAAGTTGTCAGTGTTGTTGATTACAAGTTGATTAGTGACTGTACGAGTACTTGTACGATTTACTGATGTTTTTACAGTAAAGTGTTCTTGGCCCGCTACTTGAGATAGAGCATCAGTCGTAACTGTATCAAAGAAGTCAACTACACTAGCGCCGATTGTGCCGCTATTGTACAGTGATAAGTTTGCTTGGAACTCAACGATAGGACGTTGAGCACGTGTTTGTGTGTTGTACTGATTGACTGTTACTTGACCGTTTTGAGCAACGACTAAATCGAGCACTGATTGATGGAACCAACGATTGCCACGTGACCAAGCATTACGATCACGACTACTACGATTGATAACAACATAATCAGGTTGAGTAGGTACGTATAGAGCTATAGACCAATCAACGATGTCAAAGTTGTCATTGTCCCACGGTGTATAGATACCGCCGCCTGTTACTTCTGTACATAGCATTTCGCTGTCAGGTACTAAGACGATGCTTGAGCCGACTCCCTCAACATAGTAGTTGACTTTGTAATAACTTGCGGGTGTAGTTGTGCCGGAAAAGTTTACTTTCAATCCGTTGACTAGCGTGATGCCGCTAGGTGTAGTATAGGTTGTTTTGCCTACGATGTCGCTGATTACGATGTCATCATAGATTAGAATAGGATCTGGGCCGAGTGGTAGCCAGTAGTACTGAGCGTAGTTGACTAATTTGTCAGGATCAGCAAAACTTTCCCAACTATATACTTCGTTTGAGAATAACTTATTATGGTCGTTGGTAGCAGCGCCAGCATTGCCTAGGGCGGCAATAATGCCGGGGTAATCGATAAAGTCAGTAGCAGTTTGTGTATCTTCTTTGAGAAAGACTACGGCTGGGTCAAGTTGATAGTTGCCACGAACATCCGTGATTTCGTCAACGTACTTGTCTGTACCCAAGACGCCATAACCGTATTTGTTGCCAATATAACCCTGAACTCTAGTCAAGTCGGGCTGACTTGTTAGAACGTCCAGAGTGCTGCCTAGAAACTGTTTGTTAGTTTCAGTTTGAAAAATCTCTGGTAGGAAATCGAGGGTTCTGATTTGATTGACCATGTTAATACTTTACCTGTTATAGATTAAGTATTTATCTCATCAAAAACAGCGGTTTTCTTATCGATTCATATTACTGGCGGTCAAACTACTGAGAACTACAATGTCACTGACTGTTGCGCCGTTGACAAAAATCTCGTATGGTGCGCTTCTGACTTCGTACATATCACCGAACTTTTGACTAGGATCGCTAGGCACCAATATCACTGATGAGATTAGAGTGCCCAGTTTACTGTGTAAGTAAGCGCTCAACTCAGAGAAGTAGAACGTATCGCCGAAGTTCCAGTTGTCGATAGAGAAATACGTGTTCATTGCTGATAGGACGCTACTACGAACTTGGGTGTCACTAGCGGTCGACTTGGCGTTTTTAACGACTTTGATCGATGCTTGTAGGGCGGTAGCGGCTTTTGTGCCGAATAGTGGTTTGAACGTCACGCTATTCAGTATTACGCTGTCACTGACCATTTTGTAACTGTCTAGCTCACCGTATGATTGCTGGAGTTCGTTTAGAGTCGGCATATCTGGCTTGCTAACTGTTCCGGTAGTGTCTGATAACCAGTTCATATAGTTTGTATAATAACTTTGAGTCACCAAGTACAGGTCGATGATGTTAGTTGTGGCGGGGTCAATACGACTTGATTGCCCGCTGTTATGACGATACTGAAAGTTCAAGCCGCCTTTACCTGGCAGAACACTATAACTGCTAGTAACATCTTTAAGTTTCATAACGATTGGGAAAATACCTGCTTCTTCATATGATTCATAGAAACGATTACTGATTGTGGCACTAACACCAGTATCTAGTTGTACTGTACTTGATAATTGGAAAGTGAACGTCTTTGTAGTTGGTACAGTCAGAATAGTAAATGTGCCATAATACGGAGTAGTACCAGTAGACGTACCTGTACCAGTTATTGTAATTGATATACCCGAACTTAGCTTGTGCTCAATATTACTCGTGGCAGTTACAGTAAAGTAAGTAGTGCCAACTATAGATTCCGCTGATAATGTTACTGACAGTGCCGTAGTACAGTAGAAAATAGTTCCACTAGCATATTCGTATACGTGATCGTTTACTGCTGATAATTGATTTAGTGAATCTAAATATACGATTGAACTTGGCGCTAATAGTTCAATAGTTGATAGTTTAGTTACAGTAGAAGTAGATTTTTTAAAGAATACTGCTTTTCCGGTAGCAACTGTTATGCCACCTACGATATCACTAAAGAAATCTGGGTTTGTAGAATACTTGGTAGTTTGATTGATTGGGGACACAATTACTTGGAAGTCATCACTGTAACCGTCGCTACGAACCGGCTGACCTACAACGTTTAGATAGGTGTCATTACTCACGCCGCTTTGTTTTAGGACAGAAACAAAATCACTTAGTACTTGACCGGTTTTTGGGTCATAGATACGTTTAGAACTGTCGTAACTAAATCTTACATCACTTACACTTGAAAAATTGTAGTTTACATTTCTTACTGCTACTGTATAACTTGAATCAGTAGCGTTGTGTGTAAATTTTACTAAGTAGCCGTTATCTGTTGTTGGGATAGTTGTTAGTACTGACCAACGAGTATCTGTAACTAATTTAGTATTATCAAACTGTAGAACAAAGTCTTGCTGTAATCTAATTTTAGCAAGAGCGGTAGTAGTAACTGTTGTATCTAATGTGTTACTGAACTCAGGAATGATTGAGCCGGTAGTAGCAAGTTGTGCTTCGTTAGGCACATAAGCATTTAGTGTGATTGGACCGATACCTGAACTCAAGTTACCAACGCCATAGTTGTAGCCGTCTCCCTGTACAGCATCTACTCCGACCCAAATACTAGACTTACCTGTGACGGTCTGAGTTAGTTTGTTGTTAGCGTCAAAGTAATAACCAGCAGGCGCAACAAACTTTAGTAATGTACCAGCGGTGATGTACTTTGCTGTAGAACTGCTAAATGAGCCAACTGCTACTGGATTTTTATTTCCGTTTCCGGGTTGAGTGTAGAAGTAACCAGTTACTTGACTGCCACTGATTGACGTTAGATTCCACTTCATTCCGGTATCATTGTTTTGCTTTGAATAATAAGTTTGATAGTACTGAATAGCGCCGTTACTTGATAGGAGCGCCGGTAATGTTGAACTTAGAAATTCAGTAGCGTAATATGTAGATGAAGTAGAAAATGATGTTATATATGGCGTATTATCAAACGTTAGAGCGCCGTCATCACTGAACACGTTTGTTGAACTGTATTTTGCTGTTGGGTCAAGTAAATCTAGATTACGAGATACACCGATTGAACTACGATTGAGCGCTTTTGATTTGATGATTGAGTTGTATAGCGTGAAGGGGAAACTTGTGTAGTCTTCGCCGTTGACCATACGATTCTGTGAGTAGTAACGAGCAGGGGCACGTTCTTTGATTGTTGTCAATGACTCACGATTTTGAGCAGTACTGTTAGGACTTTGTAGGGCAAATGTTACTGTAAGCGTTTCACTTCTACCGCTACGGCTTACGTAACTAATAGTTGTCGATAAACCGTTCATGTCTGCTGGGTTGATAGTGTATTGCAGGGCATTACTACTACGAACATAAGCACGGAACGGCCCTGTTGGAATTTGGCCAAACACACCGTCACTAAACACATAAGTTACTTCATCGTTAGCACGACTTGTGACAGAAAAAATAGGTTTGACTGATGAGCCGCTACTACTCTTTGTAGTAACATATACGTTTTGAACTTGATTCCATAGAGTACTAATAGCGCCGGTGCTATCAAGTTGATACAACCATGTATCGTCGTTGTTGATGCCTTGAATGTTGATTTGTTGTAAGTTGTTTTGAATTTTTTCTACAAAGTTAAAGTTAATTGCTTGTAGAGAGCCTTGCTTAAAGTAGAAAAAGAATCCGGTATTAGGACTGCCGTAACCTAGTTTGTCATTACGATACAACATGTTCATTTGACTTGCTGGTGCTGGCGGTAACTCATACAGATAGTTTTGATTTAGACTTGTAACTGATACAAGTTCAAAGTTCATTGTAGTGCCGTTGATGTCGGCCTGAAATGATACAGTCGGTGTTTGACCTGATGGTAAATTGATTGTGTATTCATCTGTCTTGACATCAAGTAGAGTTTGTGAGTTGCCTGGCTTGCCCACACGTTGATTATTGATTAGTGATGCGTTGACGATTGTATTGAACTGCTCTTGCCAAGATGAGTTGGCAGGGTCGTTCCACAAGATTGTAGCGCCCGATAGATTGTTGCCGTTGATATCAGTAATGTTTTCTGACGTAGAGATAGCAGTAACTTTTACTAGGCCTTGAGCGGCCGTGTTTCGCTTAGGGTTGTAACTGACTAGGTTAGCAAGTTTGATTACGGAGTCACGGCGTTGGGCGGTATCAAGAAAGTTTTCACGAGCGTTTAGGTCACCGCGGAACGCTAGGGCCTGGCCCATATAAGCGATAACATCGAGCAGAGCAACAAACTCACTTGACTCAACATAGTCGTTGAATGTCTCTGGGTAGTTGACCGACAGATAGTCAATGAAGTTTTTGCGTAAGGACTCGTAGTCGTATGACTGTAAGTCGGCACTACTGTATGCTTGATACAGTTGCTGCCAGTCTTGAATACCGAATAAACTTGATTGTCTTGATGTTGATGCCATTGTAGATTTCCCGTGATTTAGTATTTATCAGCACAGAAATCACTGTCTTTTATGACGTTTGAGTAACTTTGCCGGTATTTCTGTTGAGATTTATACCGACAGTTGTTGCTTCATTGAACGGATTGAACGCTAATTCAATCTCAAATTGTATGCCGTTTTCAAACGGATAAATCTGCATCGTATTGACAATGATGCGAGGATCTTGGGCGATGACTCGTCTCATTTCGGCTTCCATTTCCTGGCGTACATCTTGGGTATTAGGCTCAAATACGTAACTCCAGATTGTCGTGCCATAACTGGGGTTACCGACTTTATCGCCTTGTTTGATAGATAGAGCATTCATCAGGTCTCTCATTACAAGATGGCTATCTGTTAGCGTAAACTTTTTCATCTTTTTAGTCGGCAATGCTCCAAGCGCCGATGTCTCAGGACGTTGATTAACTTCTTGTGTTGAGTAACCTATATATGTTGCCATAGTGATATTTATGCTGTTAATGACTCTTGATATGAGCGCTCTGCTGATTCTAGGGCGGCATGGGCTGCATCTAGGTCAGATTTGCTATTGCTTATCTTCTCATTTAACTGATCCTCAGTTAATTTTCCGTTCTCGTAGTCTTTAAAATATTGTCCTACTTTGTTTTCTGCGATTTCTAGTTGCGTTTTTGCGTCTTCGACCGCGGCTAGAGCAACTGCTTGCTGATTAGCTGCTTCGTCAGCATCTTCAACTTCTCTAGGTTCTTCATCAAAGGTAGGTGTAGGAATTTTAGGATCGCCTAGAAGTTGACCTACTTTTGCTGTTATTGCTGATGTGTCGAAAGTGTTAGTTGCTACTTTTACTGCTTTTGTTCCCGTATCGCCTACCGCCGCCAAGCCAGACTCAATAGATGCCATTGCGCCAGCCGCGCTTGCTTTTGCTAACATGTCTGTTGCTCCGCCGGAGATATATTTTTGTGATTCTGCTAGAGAAGCTGTTATAGCGCCGGTAGTTTTGCCTACTAAATCTCCCGCTAGTTTTGTAGGATCTGATAGTGGTGAACCACCTCCGGTCACGGAACCTAAAGTTGTTTTCATCAACGATAGCGGGTTACTTGAAGCTCCTGTCTTACCATTAACAATCGACATTACCGCTGAAGCCCCGCCAGGAAGAGCGTTTAATCCGCTGTTAAGAGTGCTAGCAGTGACGGGGAGTTTGAGTCCTAGGCCACTTGCGGTCGATAGAGCAGTGTTTACTGCGTTAGTAGCGGCTGTTGTTCCTGCTTGTATTAACTGAGTGCTTGATTGTGCTACTTGTTGAGTTGCTGAGGCTACTGCCTTTTCGGCTTCTTGAACTTTTGCTAAATCTTCACTACTTTGACTGCCTCTATATGCTGCTTTTGCTGATAATAGATTATCTTCAGCCTCTGCTAAGGCTGCTTTTGCGCTGTCTAATTTTTCTGATGCTTGAGTGGTTGCTGATTTAGGAGCATCAGGAGAGGTTGATTTACCTAGGGAATTAGTCACGCCGCCCTTGAGTGCCGTGAATGATGATTCTACCTTTTCAAATGCTTGTTGTGCCGCTCCCTTTAAGCTGTCAAGCGTTGATGCTGCCTTGTCTTTAGCGCCGTCTATCATACCGCCTAGACTTGTTTTCAGACCAGCTAAACCGCCGCTAAGGCTCTCAGATAAACTACCCGCAGATTTACCGCCTGCTAAGCTGTCACTAAATGAACCTAGTGAGCCTGGTAATTTTAAGCCTAGTCCGCCAGCTACTGCCGAAGAACCTCCCTTAAATATATCCGTTGCTGTTTTTATACCGAAAGTTGTTGCCGCTAAAATAGGGCCACCGACTTGAGCATTTGAACTTTCTTTGCCCGTTAAAATGCCGTTGCCCACTAGAGATGTAGCAGACTTAGTAATCATTGTTTGTACTGCTTGGGCTTGGGCTGTTACATTAGTAACAAGAGCGCTAGCTGATGTTGCGCCGCCTGCTCCTGTTAGTGTTCCCTCTAACGCCTGCGCTACCGGCATACCCATTTTTATTAATTGTGCCGTTTGTGCTCCGGCGCCCGGCATCAGGGTTCCTGCTCCCTCCAGCATTTTTGTAGTAGCGCCAGATGCTGAGTTTATCACACCTGCTTGAGCTTGTGCCGCATCTGTTGCCGCTTGAGCTTGTGAGGCTACCTGCGTTGACAACGCTGTGACACCATCTGCCGATAGTGACGCTGCTCCAGCCGATGCTTGAGGTGTAGTTGCGATAGCATTTGGTGTTACTGGGGTTTCTGGTGCGGCTGGACTAGAGGCATTGGCAGTATCTACCGCTGGTGTAGTTTGTTGTGCTTCTGGCGTAGGCGTTGGTGTTTGCTTCGGTACATCGGCGCCTTTACCGCTGCCGACCCACGGTTGATGTGCCGGTGCTCGGGACACAATACTACTTAATCCTGTTGGCGCTGGGTTCATCCATCCAACTGATTTACTGAATACAGTATCTACATGTGTCTTAATTGATAGGGATGCTACATCTGAGGCAGCTGGTCCTGCGCCACTGTTCAGATTAATTTTTGAACCTTGTAGTGCTGCTACTCCGCCTGCTGTAAGTCCAGCATCAGCGCCAGCTGATAGTGCTATTGACGCATCAGCTTTAAAACTAAATGTGCCCATAGTATAGCCGCTGAATGAACCGCCGGCTCGAACTGTAAAATCGTTCTTACTTTCTTGCTTGATATTATCAGCGTATAAATTTAAGTTCTTGCCAGCATTGATATTAATATTATTGTCAGCATGTAAGTTTAGATCGCCTTGTGTTCGTACATTGAATGAGTTAGTCGAGTAGATATCTATCGTGCCTTCCTTGCCCATCTCTATCCAACTCTGTCCGTTTGAGTGAATGATGAACAGTGTTTGTCCAGTATCGCTCATTGTGATTTGATGACCAGCGCTACTGCGAAGTCTAACAAGTTGATCTTGTCCCGTCAGTGTTCCGTCGTCCATGACGAACGAGTGTCCGCCTGTTCTACCGATCATTTTTAATTTGTCTGCTTTAGCGCTCTTTACTGCCGACTTGATTGTTGAAGATGTATAACCGCCTTCAAAAATAGGTCCGCCTGGTGTTGACATACCAAACACTCTGCTTGGACTTTCACGCTGAGCACTTGATGATATTACGCCTCTAATGTTGTCTCTGATTAAACCTTGTTGTGCTAAAATTGAGGCTTGATAACTATGAACAGGTTTACTTTCGCTGTATACCTGGCTACTCTTTTTTACATTTGGGTTTGCTGTGTTCACTTCACTAGTCGGCAGTCTATCAGCCCCACCGTATGTAGTAGCTTCTGTGTCATTTGGTACAACTTTATCCGATGCTCCGATTGCCGGTGTCATCTGGAGTAAGCCTACTTTTGGCACACAGCCGATATAGTAGCCTTGATCTATATTGCCGTTAATGAATACACATACAACTTCTGTACCGACATCGGGACTTGATGCCCAGAATCCGTAACTTTGTGGGTTACCTAGAAACTTACCATCACCTGTTTTATCTGCTCCCTTAGTAGGGTCACCAGACGAGGATGTAATTCCCAAGAACGGACTCATATATCGTACTTTTACTACGCTTCTTGATGTGTCTGCGCCGCCGTTGATGTTTAGATATACTTGAATTGTGCCGGTTCGAGTAGCGTCAACGTTGCTTTTTACTACACCAATCACAATTGGAGGTATTTTTGGCGTTTCTTTGTTGTTTGGATCGTATGCTCGTGCTACGCCGTTCTTACTTGTGGTATTTCTTGCCATGTTATTCCTTATGCGTCTCTGACGCCATCATACTGCTCTGTCGAGTTGCCGGCCCATGTAACCGCATCATCAACCACAACTTGACCGGATTGTGTTGGCATTGTAGTATTATTTGGCGGCTCTGGATCATTTTGAGGAGTAGCTTTTGGTGTTATCGTGGTAGTTGTGGTTGCGCCAGCGGTCGTACTATTTGACTTGCCGGTCTCTGTTCGAACTTCATTACTAATGGCCGCTGAACTTGTAGTTGATGAAGCATTAGTATCAGCAACTTTCGTATTCTCTGGTACATTATTTACGCCGTTAGCATTGATTGCGGTTGAATTTGATGATACTGGTGTCACTTCGGCAGTAGTAGTTGTGCCATTAGATTGTGAGCCAGATTCATTTCCGCCATCACTCATTCTTCCACCAGCATCGCTGCCGCCAGATGACTGAGATGAACTAGCATCCAATATAGCTTCTTCTGGCGGCATCCAGCAGTCAAGTACTTGAGTAAATGAACCTTTACTAAATGTACTCTCAACTGATGTAACCATATACACGATGCCAGTAATGCCGGCTTTTTTTGGAGCGTCTGTTCTGTAGAATTGAAGTTTGTCAGTAACATTCAGTAGACCGTTATCAAGCGATTCTCCGGTCATTGGATCCATACCGTAATCGACTACCATATTGAATGTCATTTCGATAAAAACTTGACCCGCTTCTGAGCTTATACTACCGTCTTTATTATAGTATTTGCTGCCAGCCGCAGATTTTACCCCAGCGCTGGTCATAATATAATCAGGATCACCAAGAATTGTAATCTTGCCATGAGTTTGATCACTAGGACTATACAACTGGGCTCGAACTTCATTGTTTAGAACTGAGCCTCTGTTTGTTCCAGCAGATGAATTGTCTCCCGTAATCGATGATTGATTCGATGTCGGAGCATTACCTTGACCATTACTATCGTTTTCTTTACTCGTTGATGTACTGATACTACCAACTGTGTAATACAAGTTGTCATATTGTTGCTCGTATTTGACAACTTCGCTATTTGTTCCTGTAAAGTAGTAACTATATTTTTTGTATGGTCCAGGATATTTACTTGTTTTTGCTGGCAATCTACTACGAATATACGGCACATCGTACGGTTTAATTTGATAGGTTATATCATATACCCAGTCTTTTAACTTTTTATCTCTACCGGCAATTTGAACATAAGGATTTACTGTGAACCATTTGAATGTTGTTGTAACTGGCGTCTCTATCATTTTTGTCTCGACATCTTGAGTAGCAGTTTCTTTTAAGGCATCGCTAATATAGTTGCTGTGAGTAATAATATTATCGATAGCATTGTAGATGCGCTGACCAGCAATGATTGATATTGTTTTTTTATTTTTGTCGATACTATCTGCTTTAAAACTATCAGCAATAGTGATCTTGTCTGGGGTGCTACTAGATATTGGGGCATTTTCTGGAATAGCAGTCACATCTTTTTGTAATCCTGATTTGCCAATTACGCTTTCTTTTGGACTGACTACTTTGCCGTTTTCGTCTAAGAATTCAATTTTAATTTTTGCGGCAATATCAATAAGGTCTCTATCTTTTTGATCTCCTATGTCATTGTTTATTGCTTGTGCTAGTCCACGAGTGTTAGGTGCTGTAATTGCTCCTAGAGCTTCCGCTACTGTGCCGCCAGTAATAGTCAAGTTCTTTTTGATGATGCCGTTTGTCTCGCCAAAAGAAATATTTTCACTAATAGCAGAAGCGTCAATTTCATAAGTAACAACTTTGTTATTTAATTTGAACTTCATTGAATTTATTTTGATAGCAAAATAGCGTTGAATAACAGCAGCATCATTGCCGTTACTGCCGCCATTGTCATAGCCCATGACCTCTTCACTCTTGCCTGTAATAAGTGTGCCGTTTACATCATAGCCGTAGAAACGAATGCCGAGTATGTAATGCTGAGCAAACATGTTTGGCTCATTACCTTGGGCTATTGCTTCTGTCATCAAATTGCTTTGAGCGTTTAGTGCCGAGCTTGCTCTGCTCAAATCTTGCTGAAATGTAAAACTTAGCGGCTCAATAATACTGAACTTGAATGCTGCAGATACTGACGCCTTTTCTGGGCCGCCTTGTAAATAAGTTGTCATCTTCAAGTCATCAATGTAATAATCGAGTCCGGGATTGCCTTTGCCTAATTTGTGATTTAGTGTTAGTAGTCTGTCTTCTGAGTTTGTATTGACGCCACCGCTTTGTGCGACCACATACACACCGTGACCACTGCCTTTGAGTGATGACAAGCTACCGTTATTTAAAATAAAGTTGTTAAGCGCCTCGGGTGTGACCATGTATAGCGACAGACCATATGTATAGCTACTGAAACGACTTAGTGGGTTGATTGGGTTTTTACCAGGTCGGTCTTTCGATGGTCGTTTAGCAGTAACAGTAATTTCTCCCATGTCAGTTGTGCCGTCGGCAGACGAACTTGATGGAGTAGTGCCACTTGCTTCGCCTTGATTTGATTTAGAGTTTGCTGTTTCTGCTGCGCCGTCACTATTTTCTTTGTTCTCTGCCGTCTTGTTAGTATTAGCGTTAGCGTCATCAATAACGGTGGTGGACTGTTCAGTTTTGTTTTCTCCAGACGCGGTTACTTTTTGATTAATCAATTGAATGTACGAATTAATGTCATCTATTGCTCTACTAGCATCCTCAAATCCTTCGTCAGAGTAAACTTGTAATTTAGAACTTAGTTCCGATAGTTGCCCTGCTATTATTAAATTGCTATTTTCTGCCGCTCTACTTCTAGTAATAAGCGTTCTATATTCAGTAAGCAGTTGTCGTAGTTCCGTCGTTGATGTTGCCATCTTATATTCCTAGTGCTTGCTTGAGTGTATCTTGTGTCGGCAAAAAAATTTTTGTACCGGTGATGAAATCACCAAGCGGATCTTTCAATGTGTTTGGGTTACGCTGAGCGAATACCCACCACAATTTACTGTCGCCGTATAAGTCACTTGCTAACAAGTCCGGACGCAAGTTGTAAGTCGTAGTGATAGCCCAGTAACTATCTTTAGCCGTGCCGAGAATAGGACGATTACTCATTATGTCTAAGAACTGATTGTTTACAATATTAGTAGTGTGATATGGACTTGCCGCTGAATAACTCATTACCAGATACCTCCGCCTGCTTTAGGATTTTGACTACCACGAAGTAGTTTGCCACTAGCATAATCTTTGAGGCTGAACTCATTACTGATAGCATTTCTAGTTATGATTGGCATGAATGTTAGTGATATATTGATTTTAGTGGGAACACGAGTAACAGAATTTGATGCTACTGGTGGTTTAGCAAATACCGGCGATTTACTTGTGGCACCTTTCATCAGTCCGCTAAAATCTAGTCTCATAGCTGAATTTAAGAAACTTCTTACCGGTCCGCCTGTTGTTGAACTACCGCCAGGTTGATATGGCGTTAATTGAGCGCCGTTGATGCCGACTTGTACTCCACCAGGATAAGCATTAATGTAATCAACATCTGTTGGCAGAGTGTATGTAAAGCCAGTAAGTACCATCGGATGATTGTCAAACTGATACTGACCGTGGCCTGTTAGATACAGTAGAGGTGGTGGCGTGCCTCGGTTAGCATCTTTACCGTAAAACATTTTTGAAGAACTTCTGAAAAAGTGTATGACTGCTAACATATAGTTTGCTTCTGTGATGTCTTGAGCAGTAAAATCGCCGGTCACCGTAATGTTTTCTACGCTACTACCACGATAGTTATGCATTTTGTAGTTACTATGTGTGACATCTTGAGTGTCGTACTGAGCGTTATAGGTAACGCTGATAGTAGGCGTATACGGAAAGATAACGCCCTTAGTTTCTTTTAGCGGAGCTAGGATGCCCGGTTCAGCTGCCATATATAGATAGTCTGCTTTTGGCGCTAGTGAAATTCTCACTCGCCAGTCTGATGGTGTATCATATTGAGCTACGCTGTCTTTTAATTTTGTAGAGGAGATATATGCTTGAACATCTGCTTCCGTTGGTCCAGTAGTCTCTTCGTTTGTTGTTTGATTAGCTTCAGTCGCCGCTGCTGCTGGGTCTTCGTTCCCTACAGTAGTGTTACTGTTACCAGTAGTATTTTCTGTAGTTGTATTAGTGGCGACAGCTGGGTCTTCGTTCCCTACAGTAGTGTTACTGTTACCAGTAGTATTTTCTGTAGTTGTATTAGTGGCGGCAGCTGGATCTTCTGAACTAACTTCATCATACTTGGTGACCGATATCGTACACTTAGTGTTGTAAGTATATGGTTTGGTTTCGCCTTCGAGTTTTGTATAGTATTGTGTAAACCCAATATTAATAAACTTACCAAGCTCTGAGGTAGCTTTAGCGGTCGCATCGGCCAATGCCAATGCCTGTGAGGCGTCAGAATCCAACGATGATGCCGTACCGACAAATGTATATGCCATGTGTAGTTGTCCTTTTTAGTATTTATCGCTAAATAAAGTGCTGTTTTCGCAGTTCCTGTCAACCGCGAGTTTATCCATTTTAGTAGATTTTTTACCATTGTGTGATATAATCAATTATTACTAACTATGACTACAACAATAACTACCACTAAACCCAAAAATTACCTCAATAATAAAGATATCTTAGTCGAGATTCACAAGAGTAAGAGCAGTTATTGCGCTTTTGCTAAGCCCGAGTATCATCAGTATGACTTCATTATTGACTACCTGGACAATAGCGACCTTGAAGCTAGTCTCGAATACGCTAGTAGACCGGAGACAATAGTCCTGGCAAAGCAGGCTAGAGCACAGCGTCTTGACTCAGAGGCCGGAAATCCTAAAGGAACCACTGACCCTGATACTATATCTGACACTGACTTGATATTCCGTGTGATGACTTGGGATCACATTCCGCTTGCTCCTAAAGCGCCTAAGAAAGTTACCAAGAAGAAAACAGCAAAAGATATGTTTGAGTTTGACGAAGAAGAAAACTTGTTTGAGGATCTTGAGGATTTAGCGCCGGTTAAGATGGACGACCTTGTCCATATCCGGGTGAACTTCCCACCATTTCAGCATTTCAAATTCAACAAAATGGGCAGTCTCGTGTGCGTGGGTAAGTCTCATTGGCGCGGCGATGTCAAAAAGGGCGAGTTTGAGCGTGACGGTGGTCAGATTACCAATACACTTGCTCGTATGTACTTGAAGCTATGTGAGAAGTATGGGACAAAGTGGAACTGGCGTGGTTATTCATACAACGATGAAATGCGCGGCAGTGCTGTGTTACAACTGACTTATGTCGGACTACGCTTCAACGAAGCAAAGTCAAACAACCCGTTTGCTTACTTTACCGCTGTGCTCAATAACTCGTTCTGTCGTGTTCTCAATACCGAAAAGAAAAGTCAGAGTATCAGAGATGACTTAATGGAATATAACGGACTAGCTCCATCATTCACCCGTCAGTTTGCTAATGAGTATAAGCCGCCAGTAGAATAACTGATTCGGATAAATTACTTCCAAAGGAGTTGACTTTGTTAACTCCTTTTTGCTATACTGATATGAGTTATAACTATTTCTACATACATGACCAACCTATTTAAAAAAGCAGCCGCCTTTACTGACATTCACTGGGGACTAAAGTCCAATTCGATTCAGCACAATACCGATTGTTCAAACTTCGTTGATTGGTTTATTAAAACAGCACAGGCAGAGGGTTGTGAAACTTGCTTCTTCTTGGGCGATTGGAATCATAATCGTGCCGCTATCAACATTCAAACACTTCACTTTGGTCTGAGTGCGCTTGAGCGTTTGAGTAAGGCATTTGATAAAGTTTATTTTATTGCGGGTAATCACGATCTGTTCTTCCGCGACAAGCGGGATGTTCATAGTGTAGAGTGGGCTAAGCACTTAAACAATGTTGTTATTGTTGACAATTGGTTCGAAGAGGGCAATGTCGTTATTGCTCCCTGGTTAGTGGGCGATGACTGGCGACAGCTTGAACAGAAGAGTGGCAAGTACCTGTTTGGTCACTTTGAACTACCACACTTCATTTTGAATGCCATGATTGAAATGCCAGACCACGGCGAACTACAAGTCAATCACCTGAAAAAGTTTGATCGTGTGTTTAGCGGTCACTTTCACAAGCGCCAGCACAAGGGCAATGTATCGTATATCGGCAATGCTTTCCCGCACAACTTCGCAGATGCGGGCGACGATAATCGCGGCATGATGATACTTGAATGGGACGAAGAGCCCGTGTATCATATTTGGCCCGATGCTCCGAAGTATCGAGTATATAATCTCAGTCAACTGCTTGATGAACCAGAACGGTTACTTGCTCCGGGCAGTTATGTTAAAGTTAACCTTGATATCGATATTAGTTATGAAGAGAGTAGTTTCTTGCGGGAAACCTTGGTGCCTCAATACGGACTTCGTGAAATGACCTTAATTCCTCAGAAGACCGACTTAGAAACTGATAATACAGACTATGCTAATACTGAGTTCGAGTCGGTAGATGCTATTATTCAAAAGCAAATCGAAGAATTACAAGAGGGAGCCTTCGATAAAAAACTACTACTTGACATCTATCGTAATATCTAATCTGACCAAACCATAAATGATAACAATCAAAAATTTAAAATTAAAAAACTTCATGTCTTTTGGTAATGTTGAGCAAAGTGTAGAACTCAACAACGAAGACCTGACCTTAATCTTGGGCGAGAATATCGATCTTGGCGGTTCGGATGCCGGTTCGAAGAACGGCGTGGGCAAGAGTACTATCTTTCAGGGTATCTCGTATGCTCTGTTCGGCACGGCTATCAATTCAATCAAAAAAGACAATCTGATCAACAGAACTAATGAGAAGAATATGTCGGTTACTATTGAGTTTGCTGTTCGTGGTATCGACTACCGGATTCAGCGCACTCGTAAGCCTAACTCCTTGAAATTCTTCGTCAATAACAAAGAACAGTCTAGTGAAGATGACTCACAGGGCGATAGCCGCGAGACACAGGACGCTATTGAGCGTGTCCTGTGTATGTCTAACACTATGTTCAATCATATCGTAGGGTTGAACAGCTACACTACGCCCTTCTTGTCTCTCAAGGTAGCAGAACAGCGTGAAGTTATTGAGCAGTTGTTAGGCATCACCTTATTGAGTGAGAAAGCAACAGCAGTCAAAGAACTAATCAAGCAAACAAAAGATTCTATCACAGCAGAAGAATATCGTGTTCGTGGAATTGACGAGTCCAATAAGCGTATCCAGGAGCAGATTGACTCTCTAAAGCGCCGACAAGTGCTGTGGCAGAAAAAATACGACAGCGATGTTGCCTTCTTGATCGCTAACTACGAACGATTAAGTGCCGTTGATATTGACAGCGAATTGTTAGCTCACAAAGACTTAGCAATCTGGAACGAACAGAAAAAGCAAAGCGACACTTACCAATCCATTTCAGCAAGATCAACTCAGTGGTTAAATAAATTTTATACTGATTTGAAAGAATTGGAACGGAACTTAGACGAGCGCTCACATA